AGTATGAGACTGACAATGAAGATGAAGACAGCATCTTTAATGAGATATCTAACCAACTATCAATCGTACCAAATCTAATTGAGAAGAATGAGGAAGAGTAATGGGAGCACGTTGCACATTCGTTTTTAAACAGTCAGAGGATCTAGCAGTAGCGCTGTATAGCCATTGGGGCGAAGACAGTATGTATCAAGATCTTGCTCAGGCCCTGCAGCATGCTAAGCCACGCAGCGGGGATAAAGAATACTACGTCCGTATGGCCATTAGTTACTTGATGCAAGACTCTATTCTGGATGAGACAGGGTTTGGCATCTATGCCTGCGATCCTAATGACTTAGGATTTATGGACCATCCAATATTAATTGACCTTACAGATAATACTATCAGTCATGATGGGGTAGACCATAAGAGCATTGGTAGTTTTATTGAATACAATTTGCCCAGCAGTGTCCTTTCCACTGTGGGGGCTTCATAAGCGGAGGTAGGGGTCACCTCTCGCTATAGACAGGGGGAGGCACAGGTTTGTGGTGGACTTGTGCTTCCCCATACTTTTTGATAGAATTGGGGAATGGGATTTATGCGTAGGTCTATTAGGCTTGGAATAAGTAAAGAGGAAAAGGTCGCAGGCAGAATAACTACTTTGCTATCTGACTTTACTCTTGACCTTGAAGCCATAGGATTTTATTTAGCGAAGGCTTCTCCTCACATTATTTATACTAGGGCTAATGAGGTTTTGGAAGCCATGCAGTATAATAAAGAAGTTGACCAATTAGATAGAGGAGTTTACAATGGCAGGCGGTAATACTTTTGAGAATAAGATAACTATCCTTGCTGAGTTATGGATGAACTATCGTGATGATGAGGAACTACAAGATTTTGTAGAGTATAACGATTTAGGTTTGCCACTTGCTTATTTTTTAGTGAATGAAATTGTTTTGCCAACAAGTCAGTCAGAGTTATATATAAACGAAACCTATGATTTATTTATTGCTTCTCTACAAGTTGCTGATAGAGAGTGGGAAAGTCTTGATGAATTACTAGGAGATCAGGCATAGTCCTGCGCCTCGGGTAAAATCATATCAAACCACCCAAAACGGACATAGATTTTACGAAAAGACATTAAGAACCAATTTCAAAAAATCCCAGATCGTAGAAGATTACGACATCTGTAGAATTTTCCAGATTCATACCAAACCTTCAAACCTTTCAATCTCAAACCTTCAAACCTCATATCTGCCAAACCTTTATATCCAGAAGATATGGTTTGTATACTACTAGGAGTATTGGTATATCTTTTTATCCCCGCCGTTTTTGCGTCCCCGCGGGGCGCTGAGTCCTAGTATAAATAGACATTACGAAGCGGGAATTTAAATTGCGAATTATTTAAAACTTTTACCATAGTTATCAAACCTTTCTAGATTTTTTCCTGGTGTTTTAAAAGATTTTGCTACATTTTTGGGGCATTTTTTTAGGCTATAAAGGTTTGACAAACCATGGTTTTGGGGGTATAATGCATGCCAGATATGGGGATAGAAAGGTTTGGGAGGTTTGGGATAGGGAGGTTTGGCCGCCAGAGGATTACGACGCCATCTATAAAATCGCCCAATCACCCACTATCCTCCACTTTCCTCCCTTTTAACTATAATTAAAAAATATCAGTAAGATTTATTTTTGCTATCAAACCACTCCAGATGGCATTTAAAAGCCTTCCAAGCCTTAAATCAGCGGGTATCAAACCATCGCCCTGGATCCATATTGTGCCTATTCTCATTATCAAACCAGATAGTTGCACATGGGTTCAAACCTTCATATCTGGACTATCAAGCACATTCTGTGTCTGGCTATGGGGATATCAGGCTATAGGGTTTGAAAGGTTTGTTATTACGCTGGGGGTATTAGGTATTTCTTTACATTCCCGCCAAAATCTGATAGACTTTTATAAAAGGAGAAATATGTCTGAGCCTAATCTATTTGTAACAACCTTACATAAAGGTTTAGGGATGCACAGAAAAAGTCCCAGAATCAAGGGTAAGCGTAAGCCAATGAAGTCTAAACCTGTAATTAGGGTAGGGGGTAGAAAGGTTTCTGCTGCTCCTAGAAATAAAACAAAGTATAGGTTTCCTGTTGAAGTCTCATATGTAGGGGATACTAACCGCTAGTGCCCTCTTAGGGCATGGGAAGGTTTGATAGTTCCATTTTGCGCCTTGCTTTAATGTGGTAATATTATATTGTCGGGGGAGACAGCGACATTAAATAACTGGCTACACCTGAGCATGTGGATAAAAGGCTCTCTTGCTTTTCCCGCCGAAACTTGATACAATAGATCTATGTGGTGGTCATGGGTATTAGCGGTTATAGGTGTTGCAGGCATATACTTTGTTGGACGAAAAGACAACTGGGGATGGTTTGTTTTATTATTTAATGAGTGCCTGTGGATAGCCTATGCCTTAGTAACCAACCAATATGGCTTTATATTTTCTGCCCTTGCTTATGCAGTAGTTTATATTAAGGCCTATGTTCATTGGTCAAAAGAGCCTGTAAACGAACTACCTCTTTAAGGATATAATTAAATGATGAAGAATATCTCAAACCTTATTTCCGCATCTGGGGCTTTTAACTTAGATGAGGCTCTTCGTGCTGTCGCCGAACTTCATATCCCAGAAGGTACATTGGTGCATAGATGCCAAGAAGATAAAAAACCTTGGCCTTGCCAAACCATTAAAGCCATTGAAAGAGAGTTAACAAAATGATAGAATCTTTTATGAATAAAGAAGATATAAAATCAATTAAAAATTTTGTAGAGCCAAAAGATGCTCAATCTCTTATTGACCTTATGGAAGACCTAAAGTCAAAAAATCAACTTAACAATGAAAGGGGTGATGGAACCTATAGGCTTTATAATTCTGATAACCCAATCCTAACAAATTTTGTAAAAAAATATTCTAAAAAATTTATTGACAAAAAAAAATTGTATGTAACAGAATACCTTGTTGCTTTATATGAAGATGATGCCTTTATGTCGGTGCATAGGGATGTTGAAAATGATCGTGAAACTGTTAGTACGGTTATATATTTAAATGATGAATATACTGGTGGAGAATTGTCTTTTCCACAAGTTAATAAGGGATATACCTATATTCCCGAAAAATATGAGTTAGTCTATTTCCCAACTCCATTTTTACATGGAGTTAATCCAGTAAAATCTGGTAAAAGATATATTATTACTATTTCTTATACAGATAAAGTACAATACAAGAATCCTAAATATTAACATCATGGAAGACAACTTAACTTGGGCGGAAGAGGATGTTAACCTTTGGAAGGGTTGGACTTATAGCCCTGAAAAAAATCGTTATTACTTTAATGATATAGGCAATGAATCACTTGCAGCCTTTTGGGCAGACGAGTTTTTGAATCAGGCCTATGAGTAAAGATATTGTTGACCTAGCCATTTCAATGACAGAGATAGATACAGGGATGCAGTTGCCTTTAGAAGAACGTGAGGCAATGAAACAGAGGATATTAGCAAGGCTAGAAAATATTAACCAATAGTGCACCGAAGGTGCATTTAAAGGCATAATATTTCTATTTTGCGCCAAACTGATGAGGATGATACAATAATAGATATGTTTAAGAAAAAACCAGTTATACAATATGAATCTGCCGTAAAAACATACCCAGATATAATTACTCCAGCAAAAAAATATATTCCAGATTGGTATAAAAAAATATCAAAATGGAAAGATAATGAATTTTTTACTGTTGAAGAAGGATTTAAAAAAACAGTAAAAAATTGCATGCCTATTTTAGATTCTTTTTTGTCTGGTTATATGATTGTTTTGCCACAAGATCTTTATATTACAAACAAAGATGGAAATCCGTATATTGGTTGGCAATTTGCTAAATTTCCTCCAGTATGGAGAGAAAACGTTGCCCATAATAATTTAATTCCTTTTGGACATCATTCAACAGAATATATCTGGAATTTTGGTGTTGCATTTACAGTTCCAATTGGTTATAGTTTACTTGTTACTCATCCATTAAATAGACACGATCTTCCATTCACGACATTAACTGGAATTGTTGATGGAGGGTTTATATTTCCTCCAGATGGCAATGTTCCTTTTTACGTTAAAAAAGATTTTGAGGGCATAGTTCCACAAGGAACTCCGATAGCACAATTAATACCATTTGCTCAAGAAAATTGGAAATCTAAAAAAACAAAAAATTTAGTAGAAAAATCTAATAATCAATCAGAACAAGGTCGGTCAATATTGGTTGGTTGGTATAAAAAAACATTTTGGACACAAAAAAAATATGAATAAATCTTTATTTTTGCCAGCCAATAGGATTGTTACTTGTGAAATATGCAAAGAAGAAGTTCAAGTTAGATCAGCAATGGCATATATAACTTTATACAATCACATAAAGGAGCATAAATGAAAAAAATAAAAGAGTTTAAGGAATTTAATAAGCCTATTAATTTAGTTGTTCATACCAAATGTCCAGATAAATGGTTGCTCATAGACAGGGAAACTGGAGAAATATATAAAGGAAACTCTGCGGGGCACTGGGATAGACTTGATCCAATAGAGAAGGGTAGGGTATGAAAGAAAAAGAAATACGTGAACAAATAGCCAAAGAAATTGAGGCTATTGATATTGAAGTTAGTAAAACAAATGCAGTTGGAATGAAAATTATTGCTGCAAAAATTGCTAGAGGCCAATAATTAATCTGGTATTATAGAATTATGTTTTGTGAGTCTTGTGGTGGCAAACTTATTAATGGGGACTGCTTTAATTGCTATACTAACTCTGCTGCTTTAAGAGAATTTGAGGAAGAAGATGACTAACTGGACTGAAGAACTTAATGACAAACAAAAAGAAGATGTGTGGAACTTTGTTGTTTTTACTGTTAAAGAAATAAGAGAACAGATAGCCAGAGATATTGAAGCAACTATTCCACTTTGGAAATCAAAAGGTTTATTGAAGTCTCGTAGAACACAAAAAGCATTTGAAGCCTCTGCTGCAATTGCTAGAGGGGAAAACGAAAAACTATAATGTCAATAACTATCTATTGGTCCTGTATTGAAGATGAATGGCTTAGAGCAAAAGAGCCTCAGCCTATATATAAAGATTTTATTAAAAATATTAAAAATAAAAATACTGGAATAGAGTTGTGTTCAGGCATAAAAGATTATACTAAAAATACCTTTTCTATAAAATCTATTTATGATTATAATTTTGAGATTATTCCAGAAAAAAAAGAAACCTTTTCAAATTTATATGATCAAAAATTTTTTGACAAACATGTATCAATTCGTTCAATTGAAGATAAACTATTTTCTTTTAATCAGCAATATGTTTTTTTTACGGAAGAAAAAAGTTTAGAAATGTCTGCTGGCATTTTCCCTTATTTAGAAAATAATAACATAACCAAAAACTGCATTATTATTCCTGGCACAGTAAACATTGGGCAATGGTTTCGTGCAACAGATTTTGTTTTTTATTTAAAAAATAATCAAAATAAATTTGAAATTAAAGAAGAAGAAATTTATCAATATGTAAAATTTAATACTAATGAAAAAATTATTTTTAAACAATTTATGATTAACAATAAAATTGATAAATATTTACTTGATGTTTCAAGTGCAAGAAAATTTAGAGAAACAAAAAATAGACAATTAAAAGATTATTATTTAATGTTAAAACATAAAAAATATATAATAAAAGAAATTAAAAATAGTTTGGTATAGGTAATATTTATGGCTAATATAGTTTTTCTTGGTAACTTTGAAGTATCTTATAGTAGTGAGAATCATCATGCTAAGTCTTTGGAATCTCTTGGGCATACCGTGCAAAAATTGCAAGAGAAAAAAGCGGGTAGCACAGAAATATTAAAAGCAGCATTAAACTCTGACCTATTTATTTGGGTACATACACATAGATGGCAAACTCCAGGATCTAGATCTATGACAGATGTATTGAAAGAATTAAAGGCTGCTGGCATACCAACTATGACTTATCATTTAGATTTGTGGTTTGGAATTGAACGTGAAAAAGATTTAAAGAATGATGACTTCTACACAAACATAGGTCACTTCTTTGCTACAGATAAGTTAATGTGTGATTGGTTTAATGAAAACACGCAAGTCAAAGGACACTTTTTGCCTGCTGGTGTTTATGATAAGGAATGTTATATCCATCAAGAGTATGATCCACATAACTTTGAAAACGACATTATTTTTGTTGGTAGTAAAGGTTATCATCATGAACATAGATACCGTCCAGAATTGATAGACTTTTTAAGAAAGACATACGGCAAAAGATTCTTACACGTTGGTGGAGATGGTGACACTGGAACCGTTCGTGGAGATGCACTAAACCGTATCTATGCTAAAAGCAAGGTAGCGATAGGTGATAGTTTAAACATTAATTTTAACTATCCTTACTACACTAGTGATAGGTTGTTTGAAAGTACTGGTCGTGGTGGTTTTACTATCTACCCTCGCATTAAAGGGCTTGAAGAATACTTTAAGGATGAAAATGAAATTGTATTTTATGAACATGGTAACCTTGAAGATCTAAAAAACAAGATAGATAAGTATTTGTTGGACGGGGTATTAAGAGAAAACATCAGACTTAACGGACACGAAAGAACAAAGAAAGAGCATACCTACGTCCACAGATGGAGTACAATTATAAGTGAACTAGGGGTAAAATGAAAAATATAGCAATAACTGGTGCCACAGGACTAGTTGGATCTCACCTATCAAACCACTACCTATCATTAGGTTATAACGTATTTGTGCTATTAAAAGATGAACACAGTCGTACAGAACTGTCTAAAGATGTAAACAGGGTGTATGGAAGTATTAATAATAAAGTAGATGTTGATTTCTTTATAGAAAAATCAAGACCAGATTATTTTATTCATCTTGCAGCACAGACACAGGCTTATGATTCAATCAAATATCCGTACAATACATTTTATACAAACGTTGTTGGTACTTTAAATGTGCTTGAATCATTAAGAGAATACAAAGAATGCAAGTCAATCATTGCTGCTTCTAGTGATAAGGCATATGGAGAATTAACTAATGATGAATACTTTGAAGATCACATTCTTAATGGAATCTACCCATATGACGCCTCCAAGTCTATTACAGATATCGTGTGTAACTCATACAGAAATACCTATAGCATGCCCATTGTTACTACCCGTTCCTGTAACATTTATGGAACTGGTGACAGCAATACGCAAAGATTAATTCCTGGAATTATAAAAGCATACAAAAAAAATTCATTATTTACAATAAGAAATGGTGGAAAAGATATTAGAGAATATATTAATGTTAAAGATGTTGTTTCAGCATACACTAATATCCTTGCATATGGAGAAGAAACAAACAACGTTCCATCATTTAACATATCGTCTGGAGAAAAATATTCCACACTTGAAGTATTTAATATTGTTAAAGGTGTAATTGGTCAAGAAATTAAATATGAAATAATTGAGAGTGACGGGTTTGAAATTAAGAAACAATTTATGAACTCATCTTTGCTGCAAGAAAAAACTAACTGGAAACCAATTTACACCATGAAAGATAGCATGAAAGAAATTGTTAATTTTTATATGGATACAAAATGACTAAAATGGTTGCAGAAATGAAATATGTAGCACTAGTGCCCTATACAGTTCAGTCAATAATGGATGAGTTTATGGCAACATGTAAACTTGAAAATGTTCTAAAGGTTGATAACACTATAAATAATATTGGAGCAATGGCAAGTCACAATCTTGGCGTTGACAAAATGTATGAAACTGAATCTAAATGGCTTATTATCATTAGTCCAGCAATTCGTTTTGGCAATCCTGGTGGTTTAGATTTTATAGAAAAACTTAAAAGTACTAAATATAAAATTGTA